GGTACAAAGCCTGATACCGAAAATGATGTTGTCGTTGCTGCAGTCACACGACCTGTCTGATCAACGGTTATGATCGGCAACTCTGAAGAACTACCATAAGTTCCTGGAGTTACACCTGATGCTGCTAGCTCACTGTAGCCGATACCCCCTACAGCAACAGAGATAGTCCTATTAGCGCTTAAATCTCCGCCACCAGTCAATCCTGCACCCGCAGTAATTGTACGCGTTGTAGGCACGCCTGACACGTTTAAAACAGCACTGACTTGTACCTTATACGTGGTTCCATTATTAACATACATCATCCAACCCGTATCGGACGGACTTGGATCCTCAGGCAGTTGAGTAATCTTAAGCGGTATTAGGTTGGATGGTATACTCATGGGACTCTCTTAACAAATAAGTAACCGTCATCATTCTCAGTGGTAATAAACACCTCACCGTCCTGTGTTATAACGCCAGAAGGATTGGTGTTCAAAGGTAAATCAGGACGAACAAAGGGTAATACAATTTGATCGGGTGCTCTTGGAGCTAATCGATATGGATCATATTGATCACTGTCTTCCTTGCAAACCATCAAATTTGGGTAGTTTGGATCAGAAGCAAGTTCACCAAGAGGGAATTTGCGGCTGCACCTAGCACAGATGCCTACTCCCAGCGTTGAATTACCCCTAGTGTCTAAAAAACGTGCCATTATCGAGTATAAACCCCAATGTTAGGTGTAATGGTGGTTGGGCTGCCATCATTGTCCCCGTCCCAAGCCATGCGCAATGCTTGCTCTGCCTTAGCATCTAGCACGGGAATCAAATTCATGTCTACTGCATCTGTCTCCATTGCTAACTTTGACGCTAGCTTAGCTACGATTGCCTCGTACCAACGTTGAGGTATCTCTAATTCTTGTTGTAGAGTGCCAACGTCCATAATGTGACGATGACGCCAAACAATCAATTGCGCATATTCAGAGGCTGCTGAAGCAGCGGGCCATAGATTTAATGTTGGTTGATTGATATTGCGCTGAAACCAATATGTGGTTGGGCGACCTTTGAATATTTTATTGCTTTGCGCAACATACGAGTCACGGTTAAGCACACCAAACGGAATTTCAACAGGTGTATTACCGAGATACACAGTCTCGTAAACTAATACGCCAGACGTTGCTTCAATCTTGAAATAGGGGAACGCATTGGCTCTGTCAATGTCTGTCCAAGTCCACTCGTTTGCGTCCGCAGTAGTGGTTTGTGTACCAACACTGACCCAAACAATATTATCTTCCGAAACAAAAAACTCTACAGGCACAGCTGGTGCTAGCCATTTTATACCAACAGAGCTGACTGTGGAGTAATCACCGAAATATATTGTGTAGCTAGTAGATGTAGTTGTATCTGGACCTGTTACTTGTTGGAGCGTACGATAGTTGACATTTAGCACATCGACTGTGCCTAACGGCATTGTCACAGCGTATTGCCCTTCATAGAAAGGGAACATGACACGCTCAATGCACCAAGAGGGAGTTTTATTGCTTGCTAATTCAGACAAGAGAAGGTACAGGGCATCAGTTGCAATGCCCTGCATCTCTGCTGTAACGCGCTGGGCAGTCATACGGCAACGACGATACGCATGGTCAACAATTTTATTAGTATTGAAAACTGTTGTACTTACTGTTCCAGAAAATGCCATTTATAGCACCTCTTTCAGTTTGCAATTATCAAAATGCCAATGATACATAACGGGCGATGTGCTACTTTTACCACATGTCGGGCAGGTAAGTAGAGGTAAGTTTTTATGCGCTTCTGATAATTTAGCTCTAACTTCAGGTCTTTTGCTTGCAGCATTTAAAGACATTTTTTCAATAGCTTCAGGTGTATGTTTTTTGCCAAGTTTAGCAAGTCTTATTTTTTCACGTACTTCGGGTTTTCTAGAAGACGTATTTAAAGACATTTTTGCTATAGCTGCTGGTGTATGCTTTCTACCTATATTTGCAAGACTTATTTTTTTGCGAGCTTCTATAGAGGCGACATAACCTATATGTGCGTTGCGCATACGCTCTTTATACTCCGGATCTGCCCATGTTTCTTTGCGTAGAATAGCCATCTTTGCTTTAAAAGTTGGGTCTGACCATACTTTTTTAACGCTTGCAGAATTTTTATCTCTATCTTTTTGCTGTATTTGATAGCCAACAACACCATCACCCCCTTTAGTTAAGTTGTAACCAAAGGGCGCAAGTGTATTGAATGCTTTGATGGCGTTTACTTCCAGCTCTTTTATATATGCAACACTTCCCTCAACAAGTACTTCTTTTTTGAAGTTGTCCCATCCGTATTTGCGGATAGCACAGTGAATTGCTAATAAGCTGTCTTTCTTTGAAGATGCAAAATGGTCACCCCACCTTTTTTCAGGCGCATTTATAGTAATGCCTAAGTAGGCTTTACCATTTGGTGCAGTCAATTGGTATAGAAATGCCATCAAAAACTCCTGATTGTTGATGGCAGCTGCTGCAGCGTACCCATTTTTGTTAATTATGCCCTAAATTTCAGACATTGAAAACAATTATTTTTTATAACTACCACCACATTTAAGCATTGGAATGCGTGGATCACGACCTGCTGCCATCGCAGGTCCACGAACTACTTGCTTCTGCACCAATTCCTCACGTTGCATGCGTGGAGTTTCAGTCTTTTCGTGCTTTACCATAGCTTTACGACTAGGATAAGCTTCGCCAGTGCCTTTTTCAACAACTTTACCGCCTTTTTTGAAGCCCATCTCACGTTTAGCAGCATCAGAAGTTGCTTTGTCTTCTTTCATGTACTCACGAGCTTGTCGCATTCTTACAATTTCTGCAGGTGTTGGTTCTGAGTCATCAACTACAGGCTTAGCTACAGGTTTAGGGGCAGGCTTAGTTTGCTTTAAGCCCATATCGGTATAGCCACCTTTAGCAAACTTGAACTCTTTCATATATTTACATGCCATGATATTGCCCCTTACCAAGTAGATGGGTTAGCGTAAGTTTTGATGCACTCTAAGATGATTGTGTATCGATCACCAGCTGCAGCACCAATGGTTGTGAATAACACATCCCCAGTTTTACCAGCTCCAGAATTATTTGGCAAACCACCAAATTCATCATACTTCATGCGGTACATGACATCAGCTGGGATCGTTTCACAGATTAAGTCTGTAGTTGCATCCCATAAAATGTCTACAGCCATGCCATAAGTTTGCGCCCATACTTTTAGGATTTTAACACCATTACAAGCGTGACCCAAATGGTCTGGATTAAGCGTAGACACATCTATTTTTAGAGCGGCAGCCTCGCCAGTGCCGTCCGATATGTTGGTGAATTTCAAGACAGCTAGGCGTTCACCATCCTGAATCGTTTGTGTGGTTACTGCATCAGCCATCTTGTTCTCCTACTTACGCTGGTGTAATTGTAGTTGTACCATCAGCAGCATCAATCCAAGTGGATCCTGCTGTTGCACCTTGAGCTACATAGAAGGTTTTAGTTGTTGTATTGTAAAGTGTTGTACCTAGAGCTTTACCTGCTGTGTTAACTGCATTGGCAATAGCACCTAATGCTGCAGAGGTTGAAGTTGTAGATGTAAGTTTGCCAGTGACATTGCCTGTAACATTACCGGTGATGTTGCCTGTAATTGCGCCTACAAAGCCATTGGTTGAAATAATTGGACCACTAAAGGTTGTTGACATGATATTTTCCTTTTTGCACAAGTCGCTTATTAGTCTGTGCAACGTCCGCTGGAACGGTCTAATAAGCTAATTAATAATTCCAGAATTGAGGTGGGAGACCGAAGCCTCCCACCTCTCAAACATTACAGACCAGCAGTACCGTAAGCAGCACGTGGATCTGTCCAGCCTAATGAGTAACGCTCTGTCGCTTTGTAGCGCATAGAGTCAGTCTCAAAATCGCCTTCCATAGATTTCTCTAAACCACGACGCATAACGATTTTCAAGCCTTCTGGAGCGTCAGTCTTAATCCACCATGCGGTAGTTGAAGTTAGACGTGAGATGTTAGCTTGACCACCAGCCAATAGACCCATTGATTTGATCGGGTTCAAGTCGTTGTCTGCAGTACCAGCACGTAATACGCTGTTTAGCAATACTTCACCTTGGAACACGTTAGATGGGCTTAATACTAGTTTTTGTGGAGTTAAGCGGATACGTTTACCGTTATTGTCCGTTGCATTGCGGATTTGAATCAACATTTGCTCAAGTGATGTTTGTGATAATGCAGCAGCAGTAGTTAACTGATTGCTGAATGTACCATTAACGATCGGGTGAGATGCGCTGATTAAAGACACACCGTCGCCACCTTGGTAGGCTGAGTTGAATGAGTTATTCAACACGTTAGCTGCTAATGTTTCTTTTGTTTCCACAAGTGATTGTGCCAAGTGACGGGCATAAGTCTGACCGATACGGATATGATCACCATCTTCTACCAAGACTTTGGTCAAGGCAAAAGCTAGACCATACACTTTGTACCAATAGCGTTGTGCGAACAATACGCCACCAGATTGGTAAGTAACTGCCATACCATCAGGCAATTCTGGAGCTGCACCGAAGCCATATAATACTGGCTCTTCATGGTAGTTACGTTTGATACCTTGAACCTCATCAAACACGCCTTTCCACTCATCAGCACGTTGGTTGTAAATACCGTCAAAACTTTCATTCAAAATCGGCTCAACTATACTTCTAAAGTCAGTCGAGCGCATTGGCGTAGCCATAATATTACTCCTTTATCTTAAACTGGATTTTTTAATTCCAGTGATACGCTTTTCGCGCACATTTTCATCTTTCCAAGACTTAGAGATACCTTCAGACCGTCCTTTAAGCATGGATTCCCGTTTTTCTGGGTCTTGCCAGCTTTGTTTACGTTTCTGCGACATCATGGCTTTGAACTCAGGGTTAGACCACATTTTCTTAGCTGCTTCACTTTTCTTAGTAGCCGACAAAGCAGTACCACATTTACTGTTCCTGCTTCGAGCGTCTAAGCTAGCTTGTGATAGTATTTTTTTCTTGCCTTGCATTGCTTTGCTTACACGATCCTTATACTCAGGATCTGCCCACCGTTCAAGATTGCTACGATGTGATGCAATACTTCTAGCAACTTTTACACCTGGACGTTGCGCAACTTCCTTAGCTGTAATGCTAAGTTTAGCCTTTGTGCTGTCCAAGTGCTTATACCCAGCAGAGCCTTCACCCCCATCAGTAACGTTGGTCAAGTTTACTTGCATACGACGCAAGCACTTAATCAAGCCACGTTCAAGGTCAAAAGCACTACTTTCAGAAGAGCACTCTATTTTTCCTACCAAAATGTTTTCTTTACCATACTTACTAAGTACAAAGCCATGATGTCTGTTTCTGCTAGATAAATCTTTATTGCGCATACCCTTGCCTTTACCTACATAAAAAATGCCTAAGGCATTAGTTGTGCTTGGCTTAGCATGAATGTACGCAAAATAAGTCATGGCATTTAGATTGACGCTGTTGGATACTTGTAAGCGTGTTCATTGATACGAACAACGGCAACAACATAAGCATCTGTTAGCGATTGGTTGATATTAGTAGCAAAGCCAGTGATTTGGAACTGACCTGTACCTGAACCTTCAAGAGCACCTAATGATGCTGATGAAAGACCTGTACGAGTAGAACCACCTGGAGCAGTAAAGCCTGTCCAGTCACACTGTTCACCTACGGAAGTTTGCACAGAGTCTGTGCCAGCAGTACCTGGATTGGTATACTGAGCATCGAACAATGTTTCAGGATCATCGTACACATAGGCTGTAATTTCTGTAGCCGTTGTACCACCGATCCAAAATGGTGAGATTGAAGGTTTACCCGTTGAGTCACGGTATTCAACACCAGCCAAAGTACCAAGCAATGTTACGCCTGCAACTGTACCTGTGCGTGAACCATCAGATGTACCTAATTGAACTGTACCAGCATCTACCAATTTAACTGGGTCACCAGAGAAAATGTTTGTAGCGTAGGTGCTAGCGATTGTGTAAGCCTTTGGACGCATCTGACCACTGTTGTGGTAAGAAGGAACAAAGCCAAACGGTGCGCTTGTAGAAGACATATTGTCTCTCCTTTAATACTAATTTAAGGTTAGGTCAAGTCAAACTGACTACGACCACTATTTTTCCTCAAATCCTGCGTACCATCACCTTCAAACACACGACTGCCAGTAGCGGCTGTTTGCTGTTTCAGGAACTCTGTGGTATCCGTCAACTTTTCTAGCTCACGCAAAGGTGCATCGTGGTGCGCCTCTTGCATGTACTTCTCATAAAGAGAAAGTGGCAGCTTGAATGCAAGCATTTCATTGACACCGATAAAGCCAATCCAATCACCTGTTTTAATAGATGTTGATTCCCAGCCAGGAATGTCTTCCGGCTTAATGGCTTGATAACCCAACCGCATACGCATATTGATCGTATCTCGTGGATTTGTGGTAGTCAACCAGCATGTGTGGTAACCAGGTATTTTTGGTAAATCAGGAAGTGCGGCTTGGAAGAACTGTTGTCGAAACATATCCAGACGGTCTGTATCCGAGATTTCACGATTTTCTGTGACAGCACGATCTACCATCGCGCGATCTCCACGACTGTCCCCAGCACTTTTCTTTAAACGTTCATCATTTGTATTTGTCATTACTTGCTCCATTCAGCAATTGTTTAGAATTATGTTCTAAATTTTAAAAAAAGAAAACAATTATTTTCAGCTCTTGTTAGCACGGTCATACTCAGCATATTTTTTAATGTACCGCTGACGCAGGACTGGATCATCCCACACACCCGCTTCTTGCAGTGCTGCCTTGCGTTCTGGGCTAATATAAATTTCTTTACGTGTTGACACTGGCGCATGCTCACGTCCAGATCCAACCATAGGACCGCCTGTTGGTTTACGTACTGCAGGAGTTTTAAACTTTTCAGGTAAGCGGCGTTTTACACGGTCATGCAGTTCATCCCAATACTCTTCAGAACGGGGGTCGAACCCTTCTTCTGCTAAGCGATTATCAATGGCTTGAACCACGGCAGAGGCTTCATCCTTACCATTAGGATCATACCAACTATGCTCTTCCATAAACTCTTTGGCATAATGGACAACTTCATTATCAACACGTGGTTGTTGTGGCGCTTGTGCTTGAAAGGTCTGCTGCTGCTTATACTGACTAAGCTGCTGCACTTTTGCAATAGCTTGATCTCTATATTGTAATGCTTGTACAACATCTTCGCCATTGCCAGCCTCAACAGCTTTAGCAATAATCTTTTGTGCTGTTTCAACTTCATAGGTAGCTTGTTGAATTTGTTGATCAATTTGGCTTATATTACTTTGCTGCGCATGCGTTTCTACAGCCCCAACACGACGCTCTAGCTCATCGTTACGATTGCGCAAGAAGTTTAGTTCTAGCTTATCTCGGTCAATGGCCTTATCGCGGCGTTCTTTACGTTCTTTTTTCTCTAGTCGTCGGCGCTCACGAATTGCTTCGCGGTCATCCTCACTACTAGCATTATCTTCCTCGGCGGATGATTTAAGATTACTTTCCTCTTCGTCATCGTTATCATCAAGCGGCTTATCAACGGCTACATACTCCGCCTTACTATCATCTTCATCATCTTCAATTATTGCATTATCTTCGGCCATACCTAGCTCCTTTATCAGCTATAAGAAAGCACGAATGGCTAATGGGTCAGCTGTTACTTTACCGATTAGATCCGTGTCTTTAAAAATTACGAACATTGCGGTTGTCTCTTTATCAATAGGGACTTCCCAACGATCACCACCGTATTTTGCGACTCGTACAAAATCGCCCTTCTCGCACCACGCGCCTTCTGGCCATAGTTCCATAGTATTACGGTTTTTGAAAGCCAATGGCCCGACTGTTACAACTCGTCCGACCTGTGTATTCCATTTCTCCGTTTCTGTGGTTTCTGTGTTCAGAATGATACCGCTTGCTGTTTTAAGTTTTGGTGCTCTGATCTGCACCAACACGTAACTCCCAAAAGGTGTTATTCCTGGGTCTGCATTTGGAAACGCATCATCCAGCGTTTGTTCAGACATCATCATCTTCCTCTTTAATTGTTGACATAATTACTTCTAAAGCATGCTCAAGTCCAGCATACATCCCCACCACACGTCCGTACTCGAACGCGTCATGTGAATTGGGTGTACGAAGCGCAGCTATTGCCAACTCTTGCTGCGCATTCGTTATTGCATTCAATACTTTGTCAATGGTCATTTTGGGGCAGTAGTTGTCTTAACCGGTGTCCCTGGTAATGTTTTGCCATCTAATTTAGCACCCATTGCTAGGCGTTGGTGCTGTGATACACCTTGTGAGTCTTTTTGGTTAGTTGTTGCCATTTTATTGCTCCTTATGGATTAGGGTTAATACTTGTACCGGTTGATAGCGCTATATTCTCGCCACTTGTTATTTCAGCTGCAGCCAACTCTTTTGCAGTTGTATTGTCTTGCTGATTTATTTGTAGACGTGTATCTAGCTCCTCACGTTTACGTTGGTCCTCACGATCTTGGCGTAATGTCTCAAGCAATATTGCAACTTGGTCTGCTTGTTGTTGTTTACGCTCAGCCGCTGCCTCTTTTTGCTGCTGCTCTTGTACCGTAACTTGTAATTTTTGCTGATCTTGTTGTAACTGCTGCGCATCATGCTGCTGGCTAGCTTGTAATTTAGCGGCTTCAGACTGCGCACGTTGCTGGATCATTTGTTTTTGTACTTCTACTGCTGCCAATGTTGGATCTTGCGGCATTGGTGGTTGTAATTGTTTTGCTTGCTCGTAGGCTTGTGCCATTATTTGCAAGAACTCTGGGGGTATTGCTTGCTCAATAGCCTGCTGAATTTCAACCGCTGCTTGCGCTTCTTGCATTGCATCTTCTTGCAACTGTCCACTCTTGCTGGCAGTCTCAAGACCTTGTCGTGTAACCTTCATGTAATGCATCAACAGATGATCTTTAATGTGCGACACAATAGCCGGCACAAACATTGGTGCAATAGCAGGATTTTGCCCAAACATTGGCGATTGTAAGAACGCTAAGTGTACCCGTAAATGCGCAATATGCTCTTGCTCAAACATAGCCCCAATAGGTTTACCTACAGATGCGGCAAAGTTTTCTTGTATTGGATCAGTATCCCTAGGCTCAGGTTTTGGCACTAATAACTCATTACCACCCGGTATTTTCATTTGCTTAAGGAACATCTCCTCAACTTTACGCACATCATATAGCTGGGGCATCTGTGTTGCGCGCATTTGTACTGCTTGAATTTGCGCAAAGCGTTGCGTTTCACTAAAAATATTGGGGTCAGATACTGGAATTACATCTAATGGGCCATCAAAGTCTGATGGGTCTACTATTTTCTCACCCAAGTCATTCATTACCATTTCTTCAGTTAGATAAGCTGAATTTAGGCGGTGCATTACTTTTAGCACTTGGGCCATTGAGTTATGCAGACGTGAATGGATAGATGAGAACACTACCATGCCTTGCTCAATTAGCGCAAGTGTAGTGCCAACAGGTTGATTAGGATTTTGATCCGTTAGTTTTTCAAATGTAGTTTGTACAACGCCTTTACCTGACTCAACAAGGAAACCTAGTAACTGCATCAATACCGGACTTGGCGGGTTAAAAGGCATAGGCATAGCAATTTTACGCACGTCATCTACGTTAATGCCACCTTCCATTTCAATAACTTCAGTTGGCTGTGGATTAAGGTTTTGACCGCCAGGGCCACCTTTAAGTTTAAGTAATGTTGGTATATTAGATATATGCGCACTATCTAAGAGTGCACGTAATGCGCCAGTAGCAGCACCTGAGAGGCCACCAATCATATGAGTTAGCCCAATTGGGTAAGCGCCGCGCCATGGCACAAATGGGAACTCAACAATTGACACCAATGGCTCTTGAAATTTAGTATCTGTTGGATGCCAGTTACGATAGACAGATAATGCCTCACCTGTTGTTTTATCTATTGAAATAACATATGGTAGGAACTTGTCACCTTCAAGGTCTGCTGCAGTTGTAACTTCAAATATTGTGCGTAGGCCATCTTCATTATATGAATTGTCCTCACGGCCTTCAATTTTATCATTAGCCTTAGAAGCTTTTGAATAGTCAATGTCATCTGCAATACTGACATCAACTTCACGGTACATGCCTGAGCGTACACGTTTTTCGTACTCGTATTTGGTAATATACTGGACATGGGTTTTGCGTTCTGCAGTATGGAAGTTGGATGCTGCAAATGGAAGGTATATATCATCTACTGGAATAAACACTGACTCAATACGATTGAGGTCATGGTTCCAGAATAACTTCATATATTGCACACCACCTAAAGGTAGCTGCGTTGTTAATTGTTCTAGCTCTGATCGAAACTCCGGCATTTGCTCTGTTAGCTGCCAGTTCATATACTTAGCTTTGCGCTCAGATTTTTCTAGCTTTTTCTTATCTTGCGTGCCAATAATCTTGCTGCGGACTGGCCCATTAGCTGGGAATAGCTCTTTCATCGCACGAGCTGAGAAGTCAACACATGCTTCAGTCATCAATGGATGGACAACCTTATTTGCCCCTGTAAATTGGGCGCCACCTGGTGCGTCGTCACCTAGCCCTGTACGACGAATACCCTCTTCGTATTGCTCGTCACGCTTTTTACGGGCATCTTTATCACGTTCAATCTTGTCAAGCAAATCTGAGACAATAGCGTCCAGCCCTTTTTGGTCAATATCATCAACAATGTTAGCAAAATGCTCAGATTGCGTTTGATGGTCTTGCTCATTGTCTAACGTTACCATAGCACCGCCATCGGCAGTATCTCGGACGCCAGTATCTTCCTCTTCTAGCTCAACCATCTCACCTTGAGATTGCTCTTCATCATCTAGTATATCTTTAGCCATTTATAGTCCTTAACAATTCCAACGTTTTAATGACGCCGCCTTACGTGTAGGGTTGCCATTCTCATCTTTCATAGGGCCGGGCATACCGGACATTCTAGCACAAAATGATTTACGCCTATTAGCATCTTTTTCAGTTTTTGGGTGCGGTGCAGGCGCTTTTAAGTTACCACCTGTAGCTGAATTGTACTTAGCTCTGCCTTTAGCGGTAAGACCTGCTCCTTGAGCTACGGGTAACTTTTCACCTCGCCCTACTGATAATACAGGTCCGCCTTTTGCAAATCCTTGTACCTCATCCCTAAACATATACATTGCATCATGGTCTATTGTACTACTTATTGGTGTATGTTGTACAAATTCATAATGTTTATCATAATCAACTTCCCCGCCATGCGCATACGCGTCTTCTTTAGGGTGCTGAATTGTATGGGCTTCGCCTGATTTTATAGCTTGCATTGCTCGCCAGGCCATATCAGCCTTATCTGAGGCTTCAGCTCCAATTTTGCGACCTAATGCATCATTATAGTCATCCATTTCTTTTTCAGCAGGTGACTCACCTGTTATTGTGCCAACTAATTCATGCCCCCAACCAACGGCTTTAGCGGGCAACTCCCCATATTTTTGCTGTAGTTGTGCTTGTAATAATAAATGCCGCATTGCATCACCTGGGCCATTATGTTGCTCAGATGCTGGATAATATTTTTCCGGGATTGTTGCCGCAAACTTAACTTCGTCGCCCATACCCAGTCTATTAGCAAGGTCCATTTGGCCACGGCGGCCCCAACTTTGCACTTTTTCAACATACTCATTTGGATGACCGACCTTACCACCCTTAGCTTTTTTAACAGGCTCTTGGTTAACTAGTCCTGATACCGGTAGACCTACACCAATGCCCGCTAGTATATCTGCTTCACCGCGCCTAAATGGGTCGAACGCAGCACTAGTTGAGCGGATTTGATTTGGCTCAAAAAATTGTGACGATATTATTTCATTACCACTCATATCAAAGTCATAATGTTTTGCAGCATCATAGCCTTTTTTCTTTAACTCAGCAATTACTAATGGCGCTGCTTTAGCTGAAAAATTATCATAGTTTGGGGATGTATAATAATACGAGTCTTCTATTTCGGGGTCATATACTTTAGTTTTTTTCGCCGCTTTTATAACAGTGTCATCATCAGCATATTTTTTTGCTTTTACATACACAGACATAACATTAGCTGCTTTAAGAGGGTCACCACGCATATCAATTGCATAAGTATTACCTCTGTCTAGTGCATATGTACTTGCAGACTCAGGCTTAGTTGTAAAAAATGAGTTTGGGTAAAATTCAGTAAAGTCGTCACCCGTACCATGAAAATATTTATTATAAATATCAAACCCTAAGGCCTTAGCTCTATCAAGCGCGGTATTATCTGGCGGTAAGCCTAGGCCACCCTTACTTACTGGTAGTGCCGCATTCTTTTGTGCTATCTCATGCGCTAATCGATATTTTTCAGCTAAGCCACGTAGGCCTTTGCCCGCTGCCTTAACAATACCACCTCCTGCAAAAACTTCCGGCATAGGTAACTTAACATCTGGGAATACCTCAGGGCTAACAGTTGGATCTAATCCAAGGCTAGCTTTAAGTGCTTCAATATAGTCTTCTTTATATCGGCGCGCATCTGTTGATGTAAAGCTTTCTCGGGGGAATACTCTAATAAGCGTTGACTCATCCCCTAACTGATCTAATGCCCGCATACGGTGCCGACCCTCATGCCCGCTAATACGTAGCCCACCATCTAATGTTTTATCAAGATTTAGATATGGCACATCTGCAAAACCTGAGTCTTTAGATATTTTTGCCAGATGGTTTATATACTGATCATACGTCATGCCTTCAGGTACATTAAACCCTCTGTACTCATCTAAGCTACCAATTAAACCTGGGGGTATTGGCTCGGCATACTCTTCAAAGTGTTTAGGCGTTATTATAGCTAACGCCTGTGGATTACTTTCCGTAAACGCCTTTTCTAGCGCATTTTGGGTATATTGTTGCTCAAGATTAGGTACTTTGTCCGCAGCACGTTCTACACGTTGCGCGCCGTAGTTACCCCTTTCTTGTCTAACTTTTTCTTGCAGCTCTTTTATTGACGCTCGTTGGACAGGTCTATTACCTCCCCATTGTGCTAAGAACGCAGCTCTACCTGTCTCTGGCGGTACTGCGTAGGCTTGCATTGGGAGTGCGTAGCGCTCAGCCATACTTGCTATGTCCGGTGCTAAGTGCTTGGCGCTACGTCCTAAGGTCTTAGCGCCTAGTATTGCAGGCTTAGCACCTGGTGCTACGACACTTAGCGCATCGATTATCGCGGGATCGAACTTAGCATTGACTAATTTAGAACCGTAGGCTGGTAGTGTCACTGGTGCTCGGCCCTTAGACCAGCGGTCTAGCATACCAGTTGTATCACCCAGCACCCAGTCCCCTATTGGTAGGGTATCTATATCACCGCTTAGTAACTTAATTGGGTTTGGTACTACGGAGTTGGCTACTTGCTGCAGTGCAGCAGAAGTCTGTGCTGCAAGTCTACCCGCTGGATTAATTGGCGGCGCGCGGAGCACCTCGGTACTGGATGTACGGCGTTTTGGCTTTTTAGTGTCAGTTTTGGCCATAGTAATCCCTAAAAAGGTGGCTTTATTGGTTATTGTAAGGCTTTATTTTGTAAAAGTACACTAGGCTGCGTACGGATTGCTACGTTCTTTTGGCGGTGCGTACTCTTCTTTGTATTTATCCGCGTCAATTGTTAGCATTCTAGTATCCCGTAGGTATATTAGCGCTTGGCTCATTGTATCTACCAAGTCATCGTGCTCGCCATTTGGAAATAGTAATAATTGGCTGATTAATAAGTCCGCCCATGGAGGAAACTGCCCCGGTCGTTTCTTACTTTCTGGAATATACACCAGTCCCGCCTCAATTAGC